ACCACATTGATGGCGCAGAACATCGCGCATTATGGCCAACCATCGTTGGTCTTGGTCAATCGCAACACCTTGGCGAAACAAACACTTACACGTTTTCAGAGCATCATTCGTTTTCCACATGCAGAGAATCCCTTTGGCATCATCGGAGACGGTATTTGGGAACCTGGCTTGATTACGATAGCCACCTATCAGACGCTTCATTCCATGCTCATATCTGACAAGAAGGGTACGATGGAATGGCTCCGGCTATTTAAGGCCTTGCATGTGGATGAGGCACATCATGTACCGGCGCGTACCTTCTATGATTTGACGAATGCGACAGAAGAATGCTTTTATCGCTATGGCTATAGCGCCACACCATTTAAGAGCGATAAGGAAACCGAACTTCGACTTGTTGGAGTATGCGGTGAAATCATCTATAGCTACACAGCACTTGATGCGATTAAGGATGGCGTTCTTGCACCTCCGCATATTTATGTGGTCGACCCTGATTTTTCTAGGCTCGCTAAAGCAAAGGCGGATGAAGATGGCAAGTATCATGGTAAATTCGGAGACGAATATAAGGAAGGGATTGTCGACCATCGAGAACGCAATCATCTTCTTGCGAATCTTGCCGAGATATGTGCGGACGCACATCTTCCTACCCTCGTCCTAGTGCGCCAGAACGCGCAAGGACGACGCCTACGCCAGTTGATTGATGATTCCGAGTACATCAATGGGTCTACGTCTACAGAGGGCCGTGAGGAGGCTAAGAGACGGTTAGGATCGGGAGATTTGCCTGTATTGATTGCTTCGACTATCTTCAATGAAGGAGAGGACATTCCTGCCGTTGGTGCATTGATCCTCGGTGGTGGCTATAGAGCCGAACATTTAGCAATGCAGATGGTGGGCCGTGGTTTACGGCCAAGCCCTGGCAAGAAGTTCGTACTTGTATTTGACTGCTATGACAGCCAAAGCTTTCGTCTTGAGAGACATTCAAAATCGCGGATTAAGGCTTGGCGCGACGCTGGCTTCAATATACACATTGTGGATTTAGATGAGCTTGAGGCCTTAATGGATAAGAAAGGCTTTTTCGGATGATGTATGTCATCGAACATGACGGCGATTTGAGTCAGATGCCGAAATGGTGGGAATGGTGGTATGCTTCATTGCGACCACAATGGCAAGCGCGCGATCTTTATTTAAGGTTGTGTCGGCCTGAATACGCTGAATCCGAGAAAGCTATTGCCGATAGACTATTGGCGCATCAGGCCAATCTCTCGAAGTTCGCGTTAGAACGTAGTCTGCACGCATTGGAAGCCATTGAGTTTCTAAGCCTCTTTGAGGATGAGGGCACGACCTTTATTAAGGTGTTCTCGCCGCCTAAGCCCACATCTGCGGAGGAACAACAGGCTGATGTGATTGGCAAGCAACGCCGTGAAACAGAGCATCAGGCCGCAGATGAGTTTGTCAAAATTTGGAAACGCGATTTTGAAAAGACGTTCAATGAGGCTTATCTTCCTAATGGCCTTGACCAGCGTATGGCGCAACGCCTTGCCCACAATGAACCGGATTGGAAAGGTATTCGCGCTGTGATCGAATATTATTGGCATTATGAGAATGATGATCAGTATAAGCGATTTTCTGCTTTTGCTACTGAGTATGATCGTTTTGCAACTGAGAAGGGTCGACTCGAAAGGAACATGCTTTAATGGCAACGCAAGAGCGATTTCGTTTAGCCGCCTTGCACGCACTTTGGGGATTGTCCCATAATGAACATTTCATGCGCGAGTTTGCAGACATCATTTCTCCCGATACATTTGGACATCAGGCAGAGCAGCTATTCGCTAGTTGGTGCCTCGATCATTGGAAGAAATACCAGGCTATCATCACAGATTCCGCACTCGACATTTACATGGACGAAGATGATGAATTCGAGATTTTGGAGCTTACTCCTCGCAGCATTGATCGGCTTATCGAAGAGATGCTACCCATCGGTCAGAAAGATCGTCTACGTATTTATGAGGATATAGCCGAACTATGCCAGCGCATGGCATATAAGCGGGCACAGGAAGAAGCTAATCAAATTCTTGAGGATGAAGGCGCGGAGGCTGCGTTTGAAGCGTTTGAACGTGCCCGTAAGAGCGCGCCGCGTAAAGGTGCAGTCACCGGCTATAACTTTCCTGATGATGAACGTACCGCCACTAACAGCATGTCTACATTGGAAACAATTAAGACCGGCCTACCAAAGCTCGACATATGTATGGATGGCGGCGTTGGTTTAGGTGAAGTAGCGATTTTCGTTGGCGCGACCGGAACAGGGAAGAGCCAATGGCTATGCTTTGTGGCTGCACAGGCTATGATGCATGGCATTGATTGTGTCTTCTATACATTGGAGCTAGGGCCGGAAGAAATTTACGCTCGTATTGAGGCCTCTGCTACCGGTTCATCTATTGACGACATTAAGAGCCTTGCTGAAGAAGGTAGCGATCCTGAATTGGATGCGCTCCGCAAGAATGTAAAGGCTAATTACACTCTTTTCAAAAAGCGTATGCTAAGAGCCGGTCATGGAAAGAACATAGTTAGAGTGCGTGATTTGTCTGATGAAGCGCCCGATATGCAAATGATTCTGGATGATCTCGATGTCTTGGAACGTGAAGGCTTCAAACCGCCGTTAATCATTATTGACTATGCGGACATGCTTCAACCTCGGGATAAGTACCCTACTGAGCACGCCGGTCAGACAGAAATCCATAGGGAATTATCTCGTTTGGCTAAGTCGCGCAATGTTGCAATTTGGACGGCCTCGCAGGTTGGACGTAAAGGTTTGACGATTGCGGATAAGAGTATTGCAGCATTGCTTGCCGATATTCAAGGTGCTTTTGCTAAGGCATTCACAGCGACGTTTGTGGTATGGAGCACGCAGAAGGCACAGATGCGAAAGCGTAATGAAAGCATCTTCTTGATGGTTAAGGCTAGACGTGGTAGATATGCTGGACATCATTTCTTTGTGAACTATGACTATGCGCGTTCTTATTTCCGTGCAGCAAAAGATGCTGACGATGAGGGCGATGAGGATGGTGCATTTACAAATGCCAATACCTATGAACGCGATAGCATCTATAACGATCCTTTTGATAAAGAAGAAAATGAAGAGGATGATGATTTTAATTACCGGTCGAGACGCCAATGAGCGCATTTGATCAAATGTTGCGACATTGGGATGTGGTGCGCTTTTTGCGTCGGCATGGTTTTGAGATTCATTTGACCGAGACCGGCGAAGCACATGTTAAATGCCCTGGTTGTCATGATCATAAAGCACGCCTCTATATCAATCGTCGTTCCTTCAATTGGACTTGTCACAATTGTTCGGGCAAGGGCCGTGGCGCGCTTAGTTTTGTCAAATGGGTGCTCTCTTGCGATGAAGACAAAGCTATAAAGGCTATTGTGATGACAAAAACAGTAGCTATGCGGTACGAGACAGATGCGGAAGAAGAGCCTTCAAAATCGCATACTGCTGAAGAGCCGTTACCGTTAGGTTATCGTGCCCTTGAATTGCCTATGGACGAGCGCTCCACACCTTATTGGGAATATGTGCTGAGTAGAAATATCACGCCCTCAATGGTGCGGCAGTATGGTCTTGGCTACTGTCGATATGGGCCTTATAAGGGACGAGTAATCATTCCAGTGAATATTTTTGGTGTACGGCGTGGTTGGGTAGGCCGATCTCTTAGTGATACTGTTGCACGTAAGTACATGAACCCTGATGATGTACATACGAGCCGCCTTCTTTTCAACATAGACGCTGTGATCGCTAGTGGTTCGGACAAGGTGATATTAGTCGAAGGCGTATTCGACGCTTTGCGACTTCCAGATACTGCTGTATGCACCTTCGGGAAGAAAATCAGTATTCAGCAGATCGAGATTCTTCGTGAGGCTGGTTTCCGTAAGTGGGTATTTTGTTACGATGGAGACGCTATTGAAGATGCAGAGTATTTTAGCGAGCGTATGCCATCAGGTGTTCAATGCTATAAAGTCGAATTGCCGGAAGAGTATGATCCAGGAAATGCTCCTATGAGAGTGCTCACTCAGGCGATAAACAATGCGAAACTATGGAATCGTGTATCAGTTTGAGGTAGCATATGCCACGAAAATCTAAGCAGGAAGCACCGCCGACGATCACATCTTGGGCAGAATTTCGCCGAACTCTTGGTCTGCCTGAATCGCTTCAACTTCGCGCGCATGGTAAGTGCTACGATTGTGGCGCTGATCTCTCACCAGGGCCATGCGGCTTTTGGCATTCACGAGTGATTGAATACGGACGTGTTGGTTATCCAGTAGAATTTTGTTGTAGGTGTGCCGGTCATGGCTAGACGAATTATCATTCCCGATCCTACGCTCAAGTATTGGCGTGTCAAATTGACTGAAACGATTGGTCTCTTAACTGTGGAAGGTTGGATTCGCCACATATGGGCAAAGTCCAAGGAAGAAGCGGCAACGAAAGCGCTTCTGTTTCATATGCGGAAGAACCCTGGTAGCAGACCGCATCTTCAGGCAGTGGAGCTTGAACCATACTCGCACCCCATTCAAATCTAGGGGGTTGACTCTAACAAAAGCCCGATTTACATTGACAAAGAAGGGAACAGATGTCCGATACAACTAAGCCGACCAATCCCAAAGATGCTTTAGGCGCTGATAAGGTGCCACTGAGCCTCTGGCCAGAAACCGCGACCATATTAGGTGCAATGGGTCTTTTAGATGGGATGCTCAAATATGGCCGTTTGAATTGGCGTGCAGTAGGGGTTCGAGCTTCCATCTATGAAGATGCGGCTCGTAGGCACCTTGCTGCATGGTTTGAAGGCGAAGATACTGATCCTGATTCTGGTCTACCGCATCTTGCACATTGTCTTGCAAGTCTCGCCATTATTGTGGACGCCATTGCTACCGGCAAGTTCCGTGATGACCGTCAAATACAAGGCGGTTATCGCGCTCTCCTTGATGAGATGACGCCGCATGTTAAGCGTCTCAAAGAGAGACATGCGAATAAGAATCCTCATCATTACACCATTGCTGACAATGGGAAGGATTTCGACAGTGCCTAATGTGGGAAAAACTAGAGCCACCGCTCCGATCTTCGATGATGTCTTCATCAATGACGAAGATGTGACCGAGGAAATTACAGATGTATTTCATAGGCTCAAAATCGATGCCAATAATCTGGCTGATGAGGCTGTAGATCATCCTTCGCTTTTCGCTCGAATTGCGGTATTGGCGGAAGAAGCGTCTAGTGAGGCTCGCTTTGCGCGGCGTCGTCTTGATCTTGCAAAGGCTGCATTAGATGGTAAGATTCGGCGTGAGTCTTCGGTAGATGGCGGTAAGAAGCCGACCGAACCTCAAATCGAGAATATGGTTGTGACTGATCCCGAAATTACAGATTTGACGGAAGCCTGGCTGGACAGTGAACGCTGTGCCGGTATTGTCAGCGCCATTCGTCAATCACTTACACATAGACGAGAGATGTTGGTCGAGCTTATGCGCGACCGTCGACATGAGAATGCGTCGTATACCACTAACGAATAGGAGGTAGAGTTGAATTCTGAACTTTTTTATGTGTTAGATGTTGGAGACGCCTTAGCCACCCCACTTAGTGGCATACTTCAACCCATGCTGGCAGGTATTGTGGGGCACTTAGTTTCGTTTGCACTTAATGGTGCGTTATGGATCGGCCTCGCAGCCGTTGCCATACGAATCGTTTAATAGAAAGGGAGAACACAAATGGCACTCAACGTAGGCAAGGTTAACGCAAAGAAAGCTGCTGAGACTCAGCATGAGATAGAGAAGGGTAATCGGCGTTATTGGACGCCGGATGAGGGCCGTAACGAGATACGCATCATGCCGCCGCCCGCCGATCATGATGAATACTTCTCGAAGGCTGGTTTTCACTACCAGGTCGGGCCAGACAATCGGATGTTCCCATGTCCGAAGCTTGGTGGAGCACGTCGTACTTGCTTCCTCTGCTCTGTATCGGACAAATTAAAGAAGTCGGATGACGCCGATGATGTAGCCGAAGGTAAAGAACTTCAGCCAACGAAGCGGTATCTCATGTCTGTTGTAGATGTGACGGCCCCGAAGGATCGCTTCCAAGTCTGGACGGCTGGCGTTAAGGCCTTCGCCGAAATTAACTACTATTTTGCTGACCCTGAATGGGGCGATGTGAGTGATCTTGAAGAGGGTTACAACTTCGTCATTAACCGCAAAGGTCAGGGGCTTGGTACGGACTACAACGTGAAGATTGCCAAGAAGCCGTCTAACTTCGTGGACTTCTTAGAGGACAACCTTGGAGACGATTACTCCGAGGAAATGTTCGATGAACTTCCTGTTCTGGAAGAATTCTTAGAGTATCCAACGGATGCAGAAATGGAAGCCGCTTATAACGGTGTCGTGACTGCTGCTCGCGGGTCATCTAAGAATGAGGAAGAGGATGAGGAAGAGGAAGAAGCTCCTCGTGTACGTCGCGGGTCTCCTAGATTTGCTGATGAGCCGGAAGAGGAAGAACCTTCTGCTCGTAAGAAAGCTGCTGCGGAGGAAGAGGAAGAACCTCCTGCTCGTAAGAAGGCTGCTGCGGAAGCGGAAGAGCCACGTGCTCGGCGAACTAGCGGTGCTAGCGGTAGCGGAAGCAAACTTCGTAAAGGCCTTCGCGGTTAATCACGCAATATTTAACGGGTGGATGGCGGTGCCT